CACTAGGTTCATTCCGTATGCCTGGCTTCCTTGCTTGTTGATCTTCGATAGCTTGAAGTGTGACAGCATTGGGTTGTTGGAACCCTTGACCGGCAGCGCCCATTCTGAATTCAGGGCGCAGAAGTCATAAGTGCTGTCTGCGTCGTATCCGGAGTCGATCAGGCACAATGCCACGATCAGTTGGTCTCCGTCTTCTGTGAAGTACGGCGTATTCATGATCTGCTCGATGTCCTGGAAGGATAACGCCTGGCCGTGTGCGATGTTCTGGCTCGTGATGTAGCTGCCCCACGCTCGGATGGTCCAGTAGAGCGACGTCTCCTGAACGTCCACTCCCGCGGTCAGGAACTTAGTCCAGCTTGGTGCCGTGAATTCCGGCCGCTCTGTCTGGCGTTCCAGTACGGTGTCGGCCGATGTCTTCAGCTTGGTGTCTTCCCATGGTTCTGCGAGCCATGAGTTCGTGAAGTTCTGCAGCTTGTCCGGATCGTCCTTGCTATCCAGGAATTCTTTCACGATTTCTGAAAATCGGACGAACGGACTATAAAGCGTGTTGATCCAAAATCCTACCTTGCGGTTGTACTTTGAATTCTCGCGCACGGTCTTCCACTCTCCGTACCGGAGCATCTGTTCCTTGTCCTGGTCCGTGATGTCTCCACCACATTCCTGGCACCGGTAGACCGCCATGTCGGCTCTGTCCTGGTTGCTCAGGTCGTCCCCGGACGGGAACTTCAAATTCTGAAACGTGAGCTCTATCATGGATCCGCAGTGC